AAAGTTTCTTCTATAGAAACTTGCTCCACAGGATCTGTCTCTGTCTCTGTCTCTGTCTCTGTACCCCCACTTTGCTCCATGTTTGCTAGCACGTTGCTATCTAGCTCTTCTAACCATGGTGTGAGTGAAGACAAACACTTGACTAATAAAGACTTTTCAATTCTTAGTCTAAAAGCCATAGTGTCTACGGATGGTAAATTACCATCAATATCCTCTGCGGCCAGCAACCATAAATTAATAAGCATTTTTGCGGATAATGGATCTAAATTGTGCCATTCAAAGTCATCTAATAATGATCTATGGACCTTTATCCAGGGCGGACATCTATCGTGGTAATGCTGATACTTACTCCAGTTTCTTATTTTCATACACTCTCCTTAAGCGTAATACATTGAAATATGGTATAATACACGTCCTTTCGTACAAAATTCAACTGTATTATCCATAGGTCGGTAGTATACTGCTAGCAAAAAAATAGAGCAAGAAAAATATTTTGCTAAATTGCTTGACATTTCATTTCAATAAGATCACCATTCGTTTGTAGTATTTATTAACAAGGAGAGAATAATGGATACAAACAAAAAACTACCTAACTTAAAACCAGTACCAAAATGTGGTGAATGGGCAAATAACAACCCAAATGTATTTGAAAACTTTTTTAATAGAACAGGCCCTCATAGAACTTTAACTATAGATGAGATATTTGCTGACTTTGAGAATGATATTCAAAATATCAAAGGAGGTGAATAATGGACGAAAGATGGTTAGACTATGATGAGTATTTAGATCAACAAGAATTCTGGAGACAGAAAGAACTTGAAGAGCAATATCAATTAGAACAGCAGGAGAAGCATGATGGATAACTTTCAATGGGATAAAGATAAACATTACACTTGGTATAACCAATGGGACTTTAAAACTCCCAGGACTTATAGAGAACGTTATGGTGTTAATTATCAAGCCGGTGAAAGTTTTGAAAATGAAGATGTTGCATCAAATAGGTTTATTGTGTTAGTGTTACTACTCATATTAATTTACGGAGGTTATATATGGATGAACTAGATAAAATTATTGAACAACTACAACTAATGAATGAAGATCTACGTGACTCAAATGACAAAGCAGATCAAAAAGAACATTACATTAGAGAATTACAATTAAAAGAATTGCAGGAGAATAGACATGACTAAACAAGGCGTAGTAAACATTAGAGGTAAAGAGTACAAAACAGTAGCACTACGTGTGCAAGAGTTTAGAGATCTATATAAAGACTTTGCTCTTGTTACTGACATTATTCAATTGGACCAAGAACAATGTGTTATTAAAGCATCAGTTTTAACTGACAAAGATCGTGTTATTGCTACTGGTATTGCTCAAGAGTTTAGAAAAGCATCACAAATAAACGGTACATCTTATGTTGAAAATTGTGAGACATCTGCAATTGGAAGAGCATTAAGTGCATTAGGTCTTGGAGGCCAAGAGTTTGCATCTGCTAATGAAGTATTAAATGCTATTCATCAACAAAACAACCCAGTTATTGAAGAAGTAACTGAAGCTCAAATTGAAGACGCTAAAAATTTATTAGCTGAAGCATCTAAAAATGGTGAACTTAAAAAAGCATTTTTTGCTTTAGGTCCAGGCGTACAAGAAAAAGTACGTGAGTTTGCTAATGAGCTTAAGAAGTCTGCATGAGTCATTTAAAAGATAATAGACGTCATAACGTTATTACCGCCAGCATTGCCTGGTCGGCTGTATACGAAAGACAAAAGTTATGGCGTCAAATGACTTTACGTGAGCCGCCTTTTGATGGTAATGACATGACTGAGTATGGAAATATTCATGAGCCTATTGCATTATCTGCATTAGAAAAAGAACTTGATGACATTGTAGAGCCTGGTAATAAGTTTGTATTACATGACACATTGCCATTTGGTGCAAGCGCAGATGGCTACTATCAAGGCAATGTTATCGAGATCAAATGTCCTTATTCTCAAGAAGTATATAAAGAGATCCCTGAGCGTTATTACTTTCAAATGCAAATGCAAATGGAAGTATGTAATGCGCCTCAAGCATATTTTTATATATGGACACCAAATGAAACAAAATTACAGTTAGTTAATAGAAGTAAAACATGGCTTGAATGGTATACGCCATTAGCGCTAGAGTTTATGCAATATGTTGAAGATGATATAGAGCCTAAACGCTGGACTAAGAAACCAATTTTTAATAAGGAGTAAAGTATGGCCGAGTATGATAACAGTAATAGAATTGCTGGATGGTTACGTGAAAGTAAAACAGGAAGTAAGTATATTTCATTTAGTATTAATGTAGATGGCAAAGAATATACTGCTGCAGTATTTAAGAATGAAGTTGAGGAAGGATCTAAGAAACCGCTTTACACAGGCAAGGTAGCACCTAAAGGTGAATATGCTGCAAGTGGCCCTGCGGTTGAAGGTGCAGATGAGGATGTTCCTTTCTAGGAGCATCCCCATAACACTATAAACAATTACTTGTTCATTACGTACATTGTGACTTCAAAGCCAAAACGCATTTCTGTAGCTGCTGGAGTTGTCCACATGATAATGTCCTTTAATATGTTAATGCAATATTGCCATTTCATTATCAGCTATAAATTGAGTTTTCGCTATCAGTAAAAACATTAAAAGAAAGTAAGCAAATGATAGAGGTAAAGGAGTCGCTTAGATCAGAACTTATACTAACACCAGAAGGTAAATTATTAATGGCCATTATGATACAGGCCATCACAGAGATATGCGGTACTAATACGCATAGTAGGAAGGTGTCTTACAATTGGCTTATGAAGGAAAAGAACCCTGTAGCTGATATATGTCTTATATTATCCGGATATGATAGACACCATATAGAAAATATGCTCATTCATAAGTTTGGACGTGATGAGTATTATGCTTTAAAAGGAGACTCATAATGGGAATAGAAACAGCAGCAATGTGCCTGGCCCTGGCGGCCTACCATGAAAGTAGAGGAGAGCCGACCTCTGGTCAAACGGCAGTTATGTACGTATTAATGAATAGAGCGCAAAATACTCAAAATGTATGCAGCGAGTTATATAAGCCAAAACAATTTTCATTTATAGGTAATGTTGAACTAGCATCAAAATTTCAGTTGCAACCTTATTTAAACATGGCGTATAATGTGCTGCATAAGAAAGTAAAAGACCCAACAAAAGGTGCAACGTATTTTCATAGAAAAGATATTAAACCTGTGTGGGCCAATGATAAACCAGCTAAAGTGGCGATAGGTAACCACATATTTTATTGAGGCTATTATGGATAAACCAGCAGCGTATCTGTTTGAAGAGTTTGACACCTTTACCGGTGATCTTATGAAGTCTTATTTGTGGTCATTTCATCCTAATGAATTATCATACTTAAGAGATCTAAAAGGTAAAACACATCATATAAAAATAACACCTTTGTATAGAGGTGAGCCTGTAGAGGAATATAGAGGAATGTCAAAATACGATACCAAGCGCTTGGTAGAAGCTAATAATGGACTATGATGTATACACTACTAGACGATAGAAAAAAAGCTGACCAGATCAAAGCTTACATGGAAGCTCACCCTGGAGCTATAAGAAAACAAATATATCATGAATGCCACATTACCAGATATAGGGCCAAGATGTTAGAAGATCAGGGCCTTGTTAAATTGCCTTTGCCATTGACAAATAAACAGTCTTTAATGAAGGCACGTAAGAAGTCATCAATGTTGTTTTATTTATAGGAGATAGTATGAATGATCCAGTAAACCACCCTAAACACTATAATATCGGAGGCCTAGAGACTATAGATATTATTGAAAGCCGTTTAACTAGAGAAGAATTTGTAGGATACCTGAAGGGTAGTAAGATGAAATATGACTTACGCTATCCATTTAAGGGTAATGTAGAAGAAGACTTAGCTAAGTCTGAATGGTTTAAAAATAAACTTATTTCAGTTTTAAGAGATGAAGATGCAGTAAACCCTCCTGAAATTGAAGCTCAACTACAGAGGTTTGAAGATGAATAAAATATATTGGGTATTTATTGTTATTATGGCTGCACTAGCTATATGGGGAACTGAAAAGGCTATTGGTCAAACGATCATTGGCCCAGATGGATCTGTGACTGTTTGTACAGTATCTAAGGATATGATCATCTGCGTATGACGCTAGGTATGCGCAATAGTAATGCCAAGTTTATAGACTTTGGCTTTTTATCTGGAATGATCCCAGGTAAGAATATATTGCCGACAAACCTAGATATGGTAGTGTGTAAAGATGGTAAAAAATTTTTAGTAGCAGAATGGAAGCATGATAATGAACCAATGTCATTAGGCCAAAAGATAGTATTAAAAGGCCTGGCTGCTCAAGAAAACTTTACCGTTTTAGTTATATATGGCCATAGTGATGACCAAAGAACCGAAGTAAATAAGTTTTATGAGGTTACACAAAACAAACTTATATACATAGATCAAGGTCCAGAAGCATTAAAAAGCTATATAAATACATGGTGGAAAGTCAATTAAAACAATGACTTATAAAATAATTGAAAATAATTGAAAAAAAGTGTTGACATCATGCTAGCAAATATATAGCATACACATATCGCTAATTTATTATCTACTTGCAGGCGATCAAGAAATTTTGCTAAAGGAGAAAAGCATGACAACATTTAATTATGAAGTATTAGTACAACTTGGCCATTTAAAAGCACTTAAACTTTTTGCGGCTAAAAAAGACGTAAGGTATTATCTAAACGGTGTTTATGTTGAGTTTAATAAATATAACACTATCTTTGTTGCAACTGATGGCCACAGGCTATTAAGTACAGCAGTCTATCATGATGAAGTAAAGCACGGTAGAGATACATTAGGAGTAGTTATTCCTATTGAGACTATTGATGCGTTACTCAAAGTTAAGTCAACATTAGGTGCAGCTAGCATATCATTGGAAGTTGAAAACAATGTGGTTAAGAAAATACACGTTGTTAATGATGTAGTAAGGTTAGAAGCACGTCCAGTAGAAGGTAAGTATCCTGACTTTAGAAGAGTATTTCCAGAGTCAGTATCTAATGAGCCTGGTAATTATGACTTCACATATCTTAATGACTTTAATAAGGCCGCAGAGTATATCTCTGGAGTTAAAAATAAAAAGGCAGCATTAAGTCAAAATGGCATTAAACCAGCATTAGTTGATCTTGACTGCCCTGACTGTGTTGGTGTTATTTCACCATTAAGAGTTGAGTCATCTATTACAGGCGCACCAAAGTTTATATTTGATGAACCTAAAGTATCTGTAAAGGAGGCTGCATAATGACTACAGATAATACATATAATGGATGGTCTAATTATGAAACTTGGAGAATTAATTTAGAGATATTTGACTACTTTGATATTTCTGACTACTCTAAAGATCCATACGAGCTATCTAAACAATTGCAAGACTATGTAGAAGAAGTAATATTTATTGATGTGCCAGACGGTTTAGCTAAAGACTATGCCGGTGCATTTATAAGACAAGCAAACTTTTATGAAATTGCAGAGCATTTAGTTGCAGACTGGAAGTATGAAAACGAAGAAGAGGAGGAGGAGGATGACGCACTTCAACTTTAATGAATGGAAGAACCGACTAGATCTTGATGATGAAGACTTGATAGACTGGCTAGGGTTAAGTGATGATCAGATAGAACATTACAAAACTCACAAAGTGCCAAAGTATATTGAAGTGGCATGCAAGTTTATAGAGTGGTGTTATTGTGAAGCATTAGATGAATTACATGTAAATGTATTGCAAGGAAGTGAGCCTTATATCAAGGCTCATTATCCTGCAGTAGCTGCCGCTAAGGGAGCTTTTTTATCTTATACTTTAAATAACTTTTATGAGGACTATGAGTTTGATCCTAAAAAACTTAGAAGCCTCTTAGACGAAGTAGCTCATCAACAGGGTTCATATAAGCACCTTGACCAGCAGCACTAGTATCAAAATAGGCAGAGTCTAGGAGTCCATATTTAGGACTCTTAGCTACGCCTTTTAATTCACTTGCTAATTGTTTAGCACTCATAGCACCGTTAGGATCAAATACCAACATACCACCATTAGGCGTTGCTGATACTACGCCACCTTTAGGGTTAAGCTTTTTACCTGCTTCAATAATTTGTTTAGATGATACGTTCTCAAATAACACACCGTTAGCAGCATCTTTATTTAAGTTCATAGGTATTTTAGTAAAACGTGTAGCACCTACACCCCATTGACCTAGATCACCGCCCATAGACTGAGCGTACTGTGATAATGGTCCAGACTTCTGGATATTCATTCTATTGATAGGGCCTAAGTTTTGGCTGTATACTCTATTAAATTCTTCTACATTACTTGCTGGATCTACCCATACACCTTGTACTTTAGATGGAGGTACATTTGCATATTGCATGCCTTTAGCTGCAGCACCTTCTTGAGCAGCACCATATCTTAGATCAGATAATGCACGGCCTCCAGGTGTTTCACTAGCTTTTTGTAATATACTTGGAGAGGTAGCTTCAATGTTAATATTGACTGGTGAAAGTTTACGTTGGCCTTCTGCATATTTTAATGCAGCGCCTGGAGCTTTAGCAATAGTTCCTGCAACGCCTCCAGCAGTCGTTAAACCACCTAATAAACCTTGGATAGGATCTTGGTTATTATAACCTTGATATGTCTCATAAATGCCTAGCGGAATACCAATAGGAGGTATAGCCATAGATGCACCTGAAGCTGCATACTTAGCCATCTCTTTAACGTCTTGTTTAGTGAGCTTAGGTACGTTAGGCAATGGTTTACCATTGTCATCAACGACAAGTCCTCTTATTACTTTCATAATGCTATCCTTTAGTCATCTAATTCTGGAAGTTCGTAGTGTACAGAGTCAACTGTAATTTCTACATAAAGACCTGACTCGAATGTTAAAGCAAGTACATTCTCATCAAAATACGCTTCAGCCTCTACAATTTTATCGCCTACCAACTGGTCAATTAATGGCTGAATTTGCATGATAAACCTTTCTATACTATTTTTCCGATCCACCTACCGTTTGTGTTAAGAACCATAGGCATTAATTTAGGTTGTCCGTTTACAATTACACCACAGCCTACAATGAACCTGCTTTTAAAGTTTTTAGCATAGTCAAATGCCATAGACTTTTGATGTATTAAACAACCTACTTGCATCCCCCAAATAAGTGCATCTGGGTTACTGTAATATCCGATACTAAATTTAGTGTGATAGTGACCCTGGACAGTATTCATTCCATACTGCTGTGCTACCTTTAAAACGTCTGCAGAGAGGCCATGAGTAAAGAAGCACCTTGAGTTATCACTTAATGTTATTGTGTGGTCATCCACCCAATTCCAGCCCTTACCCACCCCTAAAAAGTCATTATAGTCTTTTAGGTATCCTCTAGGCATGCCATGTTTTAATGCACGTCTGTATACTAATGAGCTATGGTTACTATGAACTATAGTCATTTTAGGAAATATCTTTTCTAATTCTTGAACATACTTTTTAGACTGTTCTAATTCATGTCCGGCAGAATATAAGTCTGGGTTATGTTCGTGCATAGATATAGCATGATGATCTAATTCATCACCTATATTCACTACATGGTCAAACTTAAATTGTTTTTTTAACGCTTTTAAAAATGCAAATGCGTCCGGATGGTGATAAGGAATGTGCATGTCAGATATGACTAAGACTGATCTATATTTCAAGTAACTCTCCTAGTTTTGAGATACTTTATTATACACTAAATACATGATAATGAATAACAAAACGTATTTAAAGTGATCTATAGCGCATAGAATATCGCAGATCAAATACTCTAGCATATCTTAATGGTAGCTTTTTTAGCTTGCTGTAACTTTTTAAAGAACTTGTTATATGCTAACTTAGAGTTACCAATAAAGTCTCCACCTGTCCATGTTGTACCAAGTAATATACATCCGTCTGTATGTGCTGAAGTATTACCAGCATGGATACGTATACCTGTAAAGTTAGGCACGTCTAATATATGTGGCATATCTTGTTTAAAGCGTACAGAGGCGTCTATAATGACTTTGTATTCACCTGTAGGTATAGCAGTCTTGCCTATAACTTTAGAGCCATTTCTAACTACATCCTCTAATGTATAACATTCATATATACCATCTACATACATCTTACCTACTGTATGTGTATCTTTGAATTCAAACCGTTTTACTTCAATTAACATTTTTGTCTATATAGTTAAGTGCTTGAGTCAGATATTGCATGGCATACATGAATAATATCGAGAAGCCCATGGCTACGAATAGCAATGAAACAACTAATAGTTTAAGTATAGCTAAACCGATAAAGTTTAGTATGTTTAATACGATCATTTCTTTTTAATGTAGAATAAACTACGTTCCCCAAAGAGATAGAAACCAACCGCACTAGCAAAGTTATCTACTTCTTGCGTTGCGATACCTTGTAGGTGCATAGTTGCCCATGTTGCTAATACAATAAGGCCAATAGCAGGTCTCATAAGTCTTGCAATGGCTTCTACCCATGGATAAGATGGGTTACCACTTCCTGCTTCATTCATGACCTTAAAAAACTCTAAGTCAATTTCTTTCATTTTAGCATATTGTTCTATTGTAGCAGGTTTAAATTCACTAGGTGCTACAAAACGGTTTATAAGAGACTTGCCTAAGTCCATAACAACTGGTGCAAATGCAGATAAAATAGTAATAGGGTCTATGATAATACTCCTTATAGTTCTTTAGGGTCAAAGCCATACATCTTAGCTACTTGTTTCTGTAGTTTTAAGAATAAACCTTTATGGCTCGTATATTTTTCTGTTTTAGGTGCTTCTAAATAGCATATCATGTGTATTATTTCATGACATAATGTTATTAGTACAGGATAAAGATGTGAATGTCTTGCAACACTTATAGTAATAACATGAGGTTCACCAGCTTCAGGCGGCTCATATTGCCCACAAATGCTATTATCATTAACAATAACAAAGTCAACTTTACTTGCTGGAGGAAGTTTATACTCATCAAATATACTCATTTCTATAAGTGCAGAGTATAGAGCAGCAATGCTGTTCTCATTTATCCAATGTGTCATATAGTTGAACGTGGTTTAAATAGTTGTGGGTTATATACTGCTGTAGCATCTATCTCTGGAAAGTAAATTAATACTGACTCCATGTGATTAACTTCTTCTTTTTTCCAGCAACCTTCATGGTTAGGTTTGCCTTTATCTGTAGCATAAGCAGCATAAGGATAGCCACGTAAACCCATTTTAGTAAATGTACATTCTTCTAGTGTTAATACTACTTCACCAGCTTCAGTAGCCATTGACATTTCCTTTGGCAATTCTTTTCCATCTGCATAGTCATATAAAAACAACCATAGCAACACTAAAGTAATTGCCATTAGAAATTGTTTCATTTCATTTTCCTAACCAATTGTGCATAACAAATGTAAATAAACCACCGATAAATGATGCTATAGTCATACCGGCCCAGAAACCACCTTTAGACTTATTGGCTAGCGCTAAAAGTTCATCCATACCTGCTTCTAATTTATCTATTTTCTTTTCCATCTGGTCAACTTGAGCCACAAGTTGGCCATACTTAAATGGATCGATCTCGCTCATTGCTATTCCTTTACTGTGGAGTACCCAAGAGGCCTGGGAAATATCTTTGTTGAGTTGTAGCTCCAAACTTACCAGCAACGCCACCGGTTGTGTATGGACTAATAAGCGCTCTTCCGCCTCTAGTTAATACATCTGAAACAACCTCAGATGGTCTGCGTGTAGTAAGTTCTTTTGCAATTTGTTGTAGTCGTTTTGGATCAGTCTCAGTCAATATCTTAACTACTTCGTTAGCTGTTGACTTGAGTTGCTGTTCGTTCATTTGTGTAGCATCCATTTTAAGAGCGTTAAATATTAAACTTTGTATATCATTAACATTTGGTGACTCTTGAGCAATAGTGCCACGTATTGCTTTAGCTGCTTCTTGTCTTCCTGCTGTTTGTGATCCAGCTAATACTTGACTAGATGTAGTTTTCATTTCCATTTCTGTTTGGAAGTTTTTAATAAACTGATTAAATTTGTTTTGGCCTAATTCATTATCTGGGAAAGTAGCTTTAATAAGTGCTACACGTTTAGGATCTTTAAGAATATTACGTGCTACGTTACCTGCCATAGGGACAACTGTATCTGTAGACTGGCCACCTACACGCTCAATAAGATCTGACATAGCACCTAGTCTAAATGCTTCTTTTTCAGATGTAGACATTTTTTTAATATCAGCTTTTAATTGATCTGGGTTAGCTTTTAAGAATGTTCTACCTGACTGCATAGCATCCATAGTAGCTGTATCATCTGCCCAGTAATTACGTGCTGACTTATAAGATGGGTTATTCTTGTCAATGTAATTTAAGAATTGCGCTCTAGTATCTTTGATAGAGTTTAATTGTGTATTACCGATACCGCTAGATGGTGACTTACCTGTATATACAAGATCATCTAAACCCATTTTAACGTAGTGTAAGAACTCTGTATCTACTTTATCAACAAGTTTATTATCTGCTGTGACTAGTTGACCTTGAGCATTAACTGAAACGTTAGGTACTTTAATACCTTTTTCTTGTGCAATATTAATACCTCTAGCATAAGCTTGCTGTACACTTGGACGGCCCAATAAGTCTGTAAGTTCTTTATTGACTGGCACTTGTTTATTAAAAGCATTAGCATACATCTTTTTACCTAGATCAGTTCTAGCTGTTTTAAGTGCGTTAAACTCATCAAAAAATGATGCTGTAGTACCAAATGCTTCTTGTAAGTCTGAAGTTAAACGTGATGAAATACCTTTGTCACGTTGTTCTAAGAACTTTTTAGCGGTTTGTTTTGCTGGTGATGGGATAAGGTTTACAGCATCTAAATAAGCTCTAGTATTAGGGCCAATATCAGCTAGTGTATATGGTTTACCAGCGTTTTGAAGTACTGTATTAATAGCTTCATCTACTGATCCTACATCAGACTTTAATGCTTCTTTAACAAGGTTTCTACCTGCTTGTAAGCCTGTAACATCTGGCTCTGCAAACATAGACTTTAACATAGGTTGAGTAAGTCCCTTAGCTCCTCTAGCAGCAAATTGCAATGCTGGAGCTGCTACAGCACCTGTTGCACCTCCAATTCCTGCAGAAAGTGCTTGTTGCTCTGGACTTCCTTCACCTGCACCAAAACCTCCAATAACACCTGACTTAAAACCTTGTAGTGCTGCTTTAGGTAAGCTTAATGGCAATGTCAAACCCTTACTACCAATAGTAGGAATAGCTCCACCTATAATTTGCTCACCAATTGATCTAATTGGTTTCTCAGAAGCTCTTTGCTCTAGTGCTAAACGCTCTAAACCTACACCAGCTTGTCTAGGTGTAATGTCACCATATCCTGCTTCTTTAGCTGCTTGAGAAATAACGCCTGGTTTCTTACCAAATACAGAATTAAGTGTACCTAGTAATTCATCTGAGAAATTTAATGTAGCACCTTGCAAATACTGTCCAATGCTTTGTGGTGTTACTACACCAGTCTCAATGGCATTTAAAACGTTTTCGCCTTGTTTACTTAAATTACCTTGGTCTCTACCAGCAGATAAGTCAAAATACAGTTCTTGAATAACTGCTTTTGGATCTTGAGCCATGTTTAATCCTTACTTAAATAGTATATTTTTATTTTTAATAACGCCTGCACCGCTTTGAACCATTCCTGGCAATTGTGACTTAATAGCAAGAACATCCGGAGCAGTTCTAGCTTGCAAGTCTTTAGTAAACGCAAGTTTGTCTTTAAACAATTTAGCTCTAGCTTGTGATGGACTTGCTTCAATAAGGTTAGCATTTTTAAGTTGCCAGTCTGCTGTCCAGTTAGCAAGCTCAGCATCTTAACTTGAGGAATAATAACGTTTTTAGATAATGAGTCAAATGCTTCAAGTTTAGAAGTAGCATCAACATTAAAGCCTGGGACAAGTAATTGACCTGCTTTAGAAATTGTTTTAGCGGTTTCAGCACCTGCACCTGTTTGTACACCTTCATCAATAAGTTGTCTCATTGTTCTATATGTTGGCAATGTGCTTTGTGCATCCATACCTGCATTTAAACTGCCTTCAAGATCTTTAATAACATTAGATGCAAACTCTTTATTAGACACGTTAGTAACCACATTAGTTTTTGGCGCTCTAAGGTTAGCCATTGTTTTAGCATATTCAAGAAATTTAGGGTTTTCTGTAGCATATTGAAATTCACGTACGTCAGTTGGCAATGCTTTTAAATAGTCTAATTGAGCATCTCTTAATTCTTTTTGTATCTTAAGTGTATTCATTGCATTTTCTGTAGCTGTATTATAAGCACCTTGTGATGCTTGCATACCACCTAAATAAGACTTACCAAGAATTGCTGGAAGTCCAATACCTTGGTTTTTAGGTTGAGCAAAATATGTTGCAGCAGTACCAATAAGACCTGACAATAACGCTTGGTTTTTTAATTGTTCTTGTTGGTCTGTCGTAAGTAAACCGCCTAAATATTCAGGTTGTCTAGCACCAAATACGTTCATGCCACCAACCAAATTGCCAAAACCAGTATTTGTGTCAAATATTGCCATAATTAATAACCTCTTCCATAAACTTGTAAGCCACCATAGCTAGGTGATAGTCTAGTTAAAAGTTTTTCATCTTGACTTAAGCCTAATGATGGAGCTGGTCTTTGTGTAATTGGAGCTGAAGGAGCTACTGGTAAATTAAGTGGAGGAGCTGGTTGGTTAAGAGCTTGATAGCCTTGTAAACTTGCACCTATAGCTTGTGCTGGGTTAGCTTGCGCCCAATCAGATAACATAGTACCTGTGCCTGTTATTTTATCCATAGCTGTTGGTGGAGTGTAGTTAAATATTTTAGATGTATCCATAGCACCTAATGGAATGTTATTCATACCACCGGCCAAGTTTGCAGATGTTAAATTAATGCCGTCAGCAAATGCACCAGTAGTAGTTGTTGCTGGTATTGGAGTACTTCCAATAGCACCTAAATTAGTACTTAAACCTGTAGTAGGTACTGGACTAAATAAGTTATTAATACCCATACCTGGAGTAAAAGCTGTACCTGCTGCATCTGCACCAAGTTGTACACCTGGAGTTACTCCGCTAGAAAACATATTAGCCACTTTACTTCCTAATAAGCTTTCTGATCCACCAAATAAACCACCTGTAGCACCACCAAGTAAAGCACCTTTTAATGGGCTTTGACCTGTAATTGCTGAACCTACAGCGCCTACTCCAGCGCCTATTAATGTTGGCATACCCATATTAAGATACCTTTCCTACTAAGTAGCAAATTGGCTCTAAGATAGCACGATAGATACGGCCTAATGTGTCTCTCTTATTGCCACGCATTTGTTTATAAATATCAGCAGTTCTATGTCTAGCAATATGTGCTAATACATTACGTACTGCCTTGTTGAGTTTACCTTTACCTTTAGCAAATTCTACTAATGGTAAGAATAATGTGTGATAACCTTTTTCATATACTTTAGCATTAGGCATATTAGCTGAATGTTTAAGCCAAATTGCATTTCTAAATGAGCCAAAGCCATAAGCTTGTTCGTTCATCATTGTACATACGATCTTGCCACCACCACTTTGTTGAGACTGTGTAGTAGATACTTGACCAACTGGAGCGCCATAAGCAGCACCAAGGTATGCTTGAAGTTTTTGATAAGGTTTGTTTTGTTCAAAGTTGAATTTATCAATTGCAGCTTGTAATGCTGTTTGTTGATAGTTTTCTGTAGTTTTACCTACGTTAGCTAATTGTTGAATATCAGCATAGTCTGCAGCAGCCATTTGAGGTGCATTAAATGCAGCTTGTTGTTGAGCAGCACGCTCACCTGCATAATTGGCATAAGCAAGATCACCATATTTGTTAGCCAAAGTATTAGCTAATGTATTTGCAGCTCTATTCTGAATGTCAGCAGATACTCCTGATCCATAACGGCCAGCTAAAGATGCAGTACCTTGTGCAGCTTTAATAGCATCATTATATGCTTGTGTAGCTTCTTGAGTTGCACCACCTAAAGCTTGTGTAAAGTATGGGTTACCTGCTGATAGATATTGGCCACCAATAGTGCCTAATTGTTGTTGTTGAGCAGCTTGTGATAATGGGCTACCTTGTAATGCTCTATTTTGAGCAGCTTGTAAAGCTAAAGTAGTTTGTTGAGATGGGCTTACATAAGTTTGACCGCCAAAGTATTCTGGGCCAGGTTGTTGATATAAACCTTTAGCTTCTTGTAAACCATATTCTACGAATGGTCTTACCGTTGGGTCTAGTTCAGACTTTGTAGTAGACGTACCACTACCTCCGCCTCCTGAACCACCGCCACCATAGAATGTAAAGTAATCACCTAATGCAGGTAATAACCATTTAAAATTCAGTAATTTCATATTGCTTCCTTAAAGTATATATTCCCATGTTTGAGGTTTAAAACCCATTTTTCTAGCATTACGTTCCCATCCACGTCTTGCAGATGTAAATGTAACTTTAGTTTTACCGCCTTGTTTAGCTATTGCTTGTATTTCTTTAAATGCTTGGTGAAATAATGTTTCATCATATAATGTAGACCATGTGGCCCATACATGAAGAGCATTACCTATTGGTTGAAGTACTACGAAACCTACTGCTTTATCATTAACAATGCCAAGAAATAACATTGATCTATTTTCATAACAGTCACAGTAAATGTCTTCTACTATCCATTCATTATGACCTTTGGCCCTAATAAGCTCTAAGCCATGTTTAATGTAGTCCCAATGCTGTCTTAACTGATCTTTAGGTATATAGTGTAATATCATCCTACTATTATATAACGATATACCTTATTTGTGCCTGTATTTGCAGGATGCGATATAGTAGCTTGACCTTGTGACTGTGAGCTAATATAAGGCTCTGTAAATAAATTTGTAGTGTATGAATTGGCACTTAAATACTGAATAGTTACAATAGCACTAGGTGTAGCTGGTCTAGTAGGTGTAGTTTGTGCTGCTAAATGCTCTACTGTAACCAAAGTAGAAGTTGTAGCCCATGCTAAACTAACATAATCATCTTTAGCTAATTCTATATTAAAGTTTAAAGATGCAATAAGATGACCTTTAACGCTACCATGTTTACTGTCTATAGAAAATTTACTATTAGAACCTGTTACATCTGAACCATTTTTTCTTATCCATACATCTACGTCTTGTATTTGTACGTCTGTATTTACAAACTGTAAACTAAACTGTAAATTATAAAGACCAGAATAGTCTACTTTTATCTTATAACCATCTGCAAGACTTGTACCTAAAGAATAGTCTGTAGTGTTTAATGTAACGTTAGCAGTAGCCGTAACAGTTGCTATACTTTGGTCTGTAGTATCTTGAAACGCACCGTATGGAAAGTATGTACTAGCTGCTGTTTGTGTTTTAGGTTCTATTCCAATATATGAGTTATAACCTATACGTTCATCATAAATAGTGGTAGATGTAGCACCTGAAGCTACTAAAGTAATATCGCCTGTGTTATTAGACTTACCTTCTACAAGGTTATTTACAATTTCAGCTACTTCTCTTGGCGTGCCACCTTGCCAATTAAGTTTACGGTACATGTCACGTTTTGACATTATCTATTCCCACTTTGTGTGTAGTCTACGTCTATAGATATAGCATGTGTCCATGTGCCTGTAGGTGTCACTCTAATTCTATGATAACGACCATAAGAA